TTATTATTATTATTATTATTATTATTATTATTATTATTAACAATATCCGATTGTTTAAATTTTTGTCCAAGTGAATCCCAATAATTATTATTATTATATTTTATAATATTAACGTTAAGATTATATGTATAACTAATTATAGTAAGTTGATTATTAGTATAATTAATTAAACAATTAAACTCATTAATGAAGTTAACAATAATTAATATAAAGTTTTCAAAATCTTTTAATAAAGAATCATTTTTTTTTAAATTATATTCTTTGCATAAAGTATTAAAATTATTATGTATTAAATTAAAACGTTCTACACCAACTACACTAAGTAATTCATATATATTTAATAGTTCAGAAAATTTTTTTCTTTGATTATCATTTTTAAATATATTTGTTGCTAATTCATCTTTAGTTTTTTTATTTAAAATATATTGAATCATAACATTATCATGGTTATCTAAATTACGAACTTTTTGACGTGCATTAACAAGATGAACATGAGTAATATGATTTATATATCTATGTAAACTATTTAAAATACGAAGAAATGTATTAATATCTTGAAATTCATTTTCATTAAAATATTTTGCAATAATCTCATTTTTCATAATAAATGAATACCAACTTTCTTGATTAAATCCCGAAATCCATCGTATAATACTATTTAAAGTATAGAATGGAATTAATCCACCGCATAATACATCACCGGGATTTCTTGGAGCATTACCTCCGCCATTTTGTTGTAAATAATTATAATAATGAGGATTATGAATTGCACCGCTAATGACAACTTTTCCAGTATTCCAGCTAAACGCAACTTTACATTCTGTGCACCACATTTGATCACAGCCACTAATCTTAAAAATTCGAACACCACATTTTGGACAACCTTTGGTTTCTTTTTTGATCATTTCTGCACTTTTTAAATTTTCATCTTTACATACATGATGATCTTCTTTAGAATAACCAATAACTTCAAAACAATCAGGACAAGTAAATAATTTACAAACTTCACATTTATATTGAGTAGATAAATATCCTTTACAATCATTACCAGGACAAGGCATAATAAATTTTTTTCGTGCTTCTTTGGAATCTTCGCCTGTTTTAATTCTATGAATTTCTAGTCTTTTTTTACTTAACTGTCTAGCATAATCGTTATATAATTTTCGAATTGCAATATATTTTTTATTAATTTCATTTAATTCTAATTCGGATTCTTCAACTAATTTAGTACGTTCAACAATATGCATTAATTCAGGCGTGCGACTAATTTCGCGTTCTACTAAAAGACGTTTTCTATGTTTTTTATAATCATTATCTATATATGTTCTATTTAAATTATCAATCAAAAACTTAGCAGGCCATAAATTTTTACAATTCATACAATGTGGATCATTTGTAGTATTAAGTAAATATGTTCTAACGCATGTTTTACATGCTTCAAATCCACATCCAGTAAATTCGCATGTAATTTTAGATTTTAAACTTTTGTTATATTTTTCACAACATACATTGCAAATTGACATAAAATTGTTAATTATTTATTTATTTATTATTTATAAAAAAAATAAATAAATAAATAACAATTTTTTAATTTTTAATTTTTAATATTTTATGCTAATATTTTATGCTAATATTTTATGCTAATATTTTATGCTAATATTTTATGCTAATATTTTATGCTAATATTTTATGCTAATATTTTTTGATAATAATTATTTTTATATAATTCTAAGATATAAAATGAATATTGTATATCTAATTCATAATTATTATCATCTAGTACACATGGTGTTAAAACAAAATTAGTAAAATTTTTAATTTTTTTAGTATATTTTTTATTTATTACTATATTACTAGAATTTACATAAATAACATCATATTCACTATTAGAAATATTATTTGGATTTTTTTTAATAGCTAATTTTAAATTAATATTAAATTTAACACATAATGCAAACCATAATGTAATAATTTTTTTTAATGAAGGATACATAATATTATTATTACTATGAATATTCATATTAATAGCATTATGTATTTCCATAATTTTTTTACTTAAAATATTCAAATAATTATGCCAAAAATAAGAATTTAATAGTTTTTTTGAATAATAATTTTTTAATATAAAATCCAAGAATAAAATATTAGAATCACTAATTAATGGGTAATTATGATTTAATAAATTTGTTTTAAGGATATTATCAATGGAATTGTATAGTATACGATTATTTAAATGATAAGATTTTATATTATGCAATATAATTTTTCCACTTTTTTGAATTAAAATAAATTTATAAATAATATTAACAATTTCAGGCGGAAAAATATTAAGCAAAATAAAATAATACATAAATCAATAAATGAATAAATCAATAAATGAATAAATCAATAAATGAATAAATCAATAAATGAATAATAATAATTATTATAAAAATATATAAAATTATAAATCAATTTTTTTTCAATATTAACTATTACAAATTAACTATTACAAATTAACTATTACAAATTAACTATTACAAATTAACTATTACAAATTAATATTGTATTTATTTAAATAATTCATACGATTAAAAGCAATATTTCGCCATAATTTTAAAGTAGTATCTAAGTCATAAGTATATGGTAAATTATATAAAATAAATATATAATTTTTTGGAAATATTTTTTCAAAGTCAAAAATATTAATATAATCAATATGAAAGTCCAAGAAGTTATATTTGACATAAAAAATAACTTCTTTATTAATTTCTTTATACATTAATAAAGTAGATAAATTATTTTCATCACTATATACACAACCACCTTCCATATTATTATATTTTATACATTTAATTAAAATATAATATATTTTAACAATTTTTTATACAACTATTAGATCTAACAATTCCCAATTTAAATGTTTTATTTCCATATTTAGGTTTTAAATTAATATCTTGTAATTCAGTTTTAATATATTGTGATTTTTTACGTGATAAATAACGATCATAACTATTATGTTTAATATCTATATTTTCATTATTGACATATAAAGATTTTAAGTTATTTGTATACAAACTACTTTTAACACCAACAACATTTTGAATTTTTTTTTGAATATAATTTTCAAATATAGAAGATGAATTATCAATTGGAACACGTGCAGGTATTTTTATGTTAAACAAAGAGCTATTACTATCAAAATTATTTTGACAATTTGAAACCTGTGAAAAAGGATGAATATAATAACTGGCTCTTGAATTTAAATAAACTTTATATTGATTATTATTAATCAAATTATCACTAGGATCACATGTTAATATGTAGTTACTACCATATAGATAAGAATTATTAGATAAGTCAAGTTGTAATTTATTAACATAATTATATTTAGTATTTACTTCAGGCATATTAATATAATAAAATATAATAAAATATAATAAAATATAATAAAATATAATAAAATATTTGAATATTATTTATAAAAATTGATAATTAAAAATTGTAAAATTTTTACACTATAAAATGTTATGCTATGAATAATATAAATTATTGTTGTACTTATTGTAATAAAAAATATGTAAGACAATTTGCATTTAATAATCATTTAGCTAAATGTAAATTAAATAATAATATTAAAATAGTATCAACCAGCAATAATGATTATAAAATGCAATACAATAAAAATATTTCAAATGAAACAATTTTTAATATGTTATTAGATTTAAATAATAAATATGAAAAATTACAAGCAGATTATGATGAATTAAAAAAACATACTAATATTGTTAAAAATAAAATAAGTATATTAGATTATTTGAATAATAATTATCAAAATTTAACATTAGATTTTATAGAATTTACTAAGAAAATAAGCATAGGATTAGAAGAAATAAATATTATTTTTAAGAAAGATTATATTGAAGGTATATTAGAAATAATTATTGATAATATTGATAATATTGATAATATTGATAATATTGATAATATTGATAAAACAGATATAAAAAATAATATTAATATTTTACCAATAAAAGCATTTAATCAAAAAGAAAATAATTTATATATTTATTTGAAAAATATTAATTGTTGGAAATTAATTGAAGCTAATGAATTTAATAATTTTGTACGTTATTTTAATAAAAATATATTAAATATATTTGCTAGATGGAATGAAAATGCAAAATTAACATTAAATAATGAAGATTATTCAGAGTTATATATAGTAAATATGAAAAAAGTAATTGGTGGTAATTTTGAAAAGAAAAATGTAAATAATATTTTAAAAAATAAATTATATAAATATTTAAAATGTGATCTTAAAAAGGTGATAAGTTATGATTTTATTTGATAATAATATGATTATATTTAATTGCAAAATTTTAATAAAATTGATTTTAAAAATTTTTTATTAATAAATAGTTATTTTAAGTTAATAATTTAAATAATTTAATTATGGAGATAATTAATAATACAAATACAAGTATCAACACCAAACAAGAAGATTTAATATTAGAACATATTACTATTATAACAAAAGGAATAATTAAAGATATAGAAGTAAATAATTCATTTGCTTCATGGAAAAATACGCCAATCGGTTTAAATATTATTAAAGATAAAACAAAAGATTTTTATTTAGGTGTTAACATGTGGTTAACATTAACAGAAAATCAATTTTTACATAGTAATAATTTAAGTATTTTAAAAACTATGACAACTATTTTTCCATGGTTAGAAAATTATATTTTACTTAAAGAATTAATGTCAAATATTAATTTTATTAATTAATTAACACATAATATTTTTTTATAAAAATATTATAAATGTCTACTTTTAGAATGAATATGAATTTTGTTAATAGTCAACAAACAAGTCAACAAACAAGTCAACAAACAAGTCAACAAACAAGTCAACAAACGAGTCAACAAACGAGTCAACAAACTTTAAGAATGGGTTCAACTACAAAAAGAGTTTGTGCATCATTATATGTTCAAGGAAATAAAACATGTAATACATGCGGAAGTAAAAGAAAATAAAAATAAAATATAAGATAAAATATAAGATAAAATATAAGATAAAATATAAGATAAAATATAAGATAAAATATAAGATAAAATTGATATTTATAAAATTTATTTTTTAAAATAATAAAAACAATTTATTATTTTAAGTTAATGGATAGTTTTCTTCATTATCTTGATATTAGTTCATTAGATAAAAAATCATCAAATAATATCTTACCAAAAGATGAAATATATAATAGAGTAGAGCAAATGAAAGCAGTTCAAAATGAAGGTTTGGAACTATTCAAAAAAAAAAATACAGATTACGGTGACGCATTTGCAAATTATGGTGTAGTTGGTGTATTAGTTCGTATGGGTGATAAAATCAGTCGTCTACAATCAATTACTACAAAATGTGTAAGTTTAGTAAATACTGAATCTTTACGCGATACATTAATTGATTTACATAATTATTCAGCAATGGCAATCATGCTTTTAGATCAAGATAAATTAGATCAAGATAAAAAAAATAATATTTCAATACCACCACCGCCACCAAGTCCAATTTAAAAAAGATAATTATATATTTAATATATTTAATATATATAAGTATATATTAAATAAGTGAAAAATTTATTAATGTTCTTGAAAATGCAAAAAAAGTTATTAACGAAAATCTTCCGTATCTTAAACTTAAAGATTTAAAATCTTTTATTGAAGAAAAAATAAACGATAAAGGAAACTATAAAGTGACAATACCTAAACCTGAAGAGTTACATGACGAATCTAATATAAGATATACCTATATTAGCAATAAAAGTAATAACTCAAAAGGGATAAAATATACTCAAGAAGCACCTATAGAATTAGCAAGAGAATTACTCAAAATAAAAAGTTGTATTAGTTCTAATATAGGAAGAGGAATAAAAAAACAAACAAGACAAAGAAGAAAAACAAGACAACAAAATTAAAATTGATAATAAAATAATTTTTTATATTAATTCAAAAATTAGAGTTAATATAAATATGTTTAATATGCAAAAAATTTCAATAATTATTAGTAAGGATAATATTAATAATAAATATAATCTTACTTTATTTAGATCACCATCTCCATCTACATTACCAATGCCTCCATCACATTGGCTTAAAAACTTAAAAACTTAAAAACTTAAAAACTTAAAAACTTAAAAACTTAAAAAATAAAAATTGATATATTTTTTATTTATTCAATAATAATAAAAATATGTCTTCAAACTATTCTAAATATGGAGCTTTTACTATTAACACAAATGGTGAAACACAAGAATCAGCACATGTTCATAGAACAACATCTTATATTGCAAATTTAAAAAATAATTGGGCATACAAAAATAAATTAAATATGCCAAAATTAAAAAATAGTGCACATGTATATCATAATAGTGATTTAAAAAAAAACATGAATAAATTGGAAGCTAGATTTGCTAATACTTCTTCAATATAAATTGTAAACATATAGTAATAAATAGTATATTTAAATTTAAAATTGAAATACAAAATAGGTAATAATATTTTTTTTTTAAATAATAATACCAAACCATCCATAAGGTAAAATCTTTTATCATAAAAGTATCTACTTCTTTATAGCCTTTTTTTTCATAATATTCTTTAACACCTTCTCCACTAATAACAACAATTCCATATAATCCATGTTCCATCGATTTAATTTCAGCAAGTTCCAAAAGACCTCCTCCAATACCAGTATGTTGACAACCATGCTTACTAAAACTGCTAACTGCTGTAGTATCTCCATATACATGTAATTCTCTTATAAGACCTCTTTTTTTCAAAATTTCAAATTTGGTCATATTATTTTTTTCTTCTACAATTCGTAACCTAATAAATCCAAATATAGCACGTTCATCATAACTTTCATAACTAATAAAATAATCAGTTCCTTCATTACCATAATATTGCATAGTACAGTATTTTGCAAGCTTATTATAATATTTACTATGACGTCCAATTTCACGAGCCCTAATATCATTTGAATAAACATTATCTCCATCAAGCATATTATCAACCATTTGTCGCATGTTACCAATATTATTGCCACCTTCAACATAAACAGAACATGGAATATCTCGAATAACACGTGGCAATCTAACCCATTTTGGACAAGTCTCCATTGAATACCTAACAACATCAATTAACAATTGTGGATCTTTGTCAAAATAAGGAACATATTTTCCTGCATCATACCATTTTTTAATAACAGTCCAAGGAACAGTTTGGCATGGATAAACCTTCATTTGATCTGGACAAACAACACTATAAACATAATCAAACATTGCTTTATCAATTTCTACACTAGCCCCGGGCAGATCAGGCATAATATGAATATCAATCTTAAAGCAATTATCTTTTAAATATTTCATAGCCCATAAAAGCTGTTCTACATTATGTCCACGATTAATTTTCTTTAAAATTGAATTGTCAACATGTTGCGCACCAAGCTGTACTCGTGTAACACCCCATTTCCTAAATCGCCAAAGCCATTCATCATCTAAAGCATCTGGTCTAGTTTCAATACAAATTCCAATAATATGAACTTTTGCAGTTTTATTAATTTTAATTTCTTCTTCAACTGATAATGGCTGTCTAATATTACTTAACAATTCTAAATCCAACTTGTCATTTAAACAATTATCATAATTATTATATACTTTACGTAAATCAAAATAAATATTAGCAGCATAAAAGAGATCACGATGATAGCGTTCTAAATAATCAACAGGATATTCTGTATAAGTTCCACCTTCAACAATAATTTCTAATTTATCAATAACATGACCATTACTAAAATATGTATCCATACGATTTAACATTTGACCAATAGCATAAAATTTAT